AAAGGACGCCCATCTCTCCCGCGGTTCTCTTTCACCACCAAACGAATCAAGAAGGCATTGAGATGGCTCAAGACGGTACAACTAGGCTCCAACTGGTCGAACTAGGCTCAGATCGGCTCACAGAGGCTTTGGAGACCACTCCACAGACGCTTTATGGCTCGGTAACTCCCAGAATCCACTCACGCCTACGCCCAGACTTGCCTACGCGTGGTCAGGAGTTGATCGACTTCTCTAACTCGATCGGATTCCCGTTGATGCCGTGGCAAGAGTGGCTCGCACTTGAGTCGCATCGAGTCAAGCCTGACGGTAGGTGGCTACACCCGCTCGTTCAATTGGTCGTAGCCAGACAACAAGGCAAGACGACATTTATGAAGCAGCGGATCCTTATGGGATTGTTCGAGTGGGAAAACAAGCTACAGATCGGGACGGCTCACCGGTTGACCACGTCGCTGGAAACTTTTCGGGATCTCGTTCAGACGATCGAATCCAACGACGGATTGGCTAAACAGGTCAAACGTATCCGGTGGGCGCATGGGTCTGAGGAAATCGAGTGCTTAAACGGAAATCGCTACATGGTCAAAGCCGGTGCGTCGGCGGCGCGTGGTATATCTAAGCCATCGACCGTTCACATCGACGAAACCCGTGAGCTTAAAGATGAAACCACGTGGGCTTCGCTTCGGTACACAATGATGGCGGCGGAGAATCCGCAATTATGGTCTTATTCGAATGCCGGTGACCAACACAGCCTAGTCTTGAACCAGATCCGTGAACGCGGCATCGGTGCGGCTGGCGGATCCACGGATGACATCGGATATTTCGAATGGTCGAGTGATTACGACAAGATCGACGATTCCCCTAAATTCTGGGCGGGCGCAGCGAAGGCAAATCCGGCACTCGGTCACACGGTACACATCGACAACCTTCGAGCTGTGATGAACGATCCCGCCGATGTTGTCCGTACCGAAGTCTTGTGCCGGTGGGTGCAAACTATCTCCAGCGCTATTCCGGCAGGCGAGTGGGCAGAGTGCGGAATGGACGGCTTTGAAGTCGACCGTGAGAAGGTCGTCTGGTTCGGGTTGGATTGTTCACCGGATCGACGCGATGCGGCTCTGGTACTTGCTCAACAAATCGGCGAAGGCGAGTTCTTTGTAAAACTTCTCCGGACTTGGCATAACCCGATATCTCTCGACGATAAAGCAATCGCTAACGATATCGCCGAACACTTCCAAGAATATCCGGTTGAAGTTATTGCGTATTCACGCCGTACATCGTCTGCGATCGCGGCTAGACTTCAACCAGCCGGCATCCCAATCGCTGATATAGACGGGGCGCTGTACGGTCAATCTTGCGATGAACTTTTAGGAGCGATCACATCGAAACGTCTACGACATGGCAATCAGGCGGAGTTAACCAAGCAGATTCTCTCGGCGGCTCGATTACCCTTTGGCGATGGTGGATGGACGATTGGGCGACGAGCTTCTCAGTCGACTGTGTGCGCGACGGTTGCATCTGCGCTCGTCACACACTACGCGACACGCCCAGAGACGGATCTTGACATCATGATCGGTTAGATATAGCGGGTCTCTAAAATTAGGGACATGGCTATCAAAGATTTCTTTATCACCGCGCCGACACCGGTGAGCGAAGTAAACGTCGATGCCGCACTTGCGCCGGTTAACTCGATCGACGCTCTAGGTGCGCCGTACTTTGCCTACGGTCAATCAGCTACACGATCCGAAGCGATGGGCGTACCGGTAATTGCTCGCGCAAGAGGAATCATCTGCTCCACAGTTGCTTCGTTGCCACTTGAAACAAAAGTGAAAGAAACGAATGAGACCGTTCCATCTTTTCGCGTAATCAATCAACCGGATCCACGAATCACCGGAGCAGAGTTCTGGGCGTGGATTGCCGAGGATTTACTTTTCAGACCGGCAGCCTATGCGAGAGTGTTATCTCGTTATGCAGACACGGGCAGAATCCAATCGATGGAAAGAATCGCACCGGAACGCGTTGAAGTGTTGACCAATGGTCTCGGAACAGAAATCGACGCGTATCGTGTTGATGGATATTCAATAGCGCCTGAAGATCTAGTCGTGTTCGGAAATATGCAGGAAGGTTTACTCAATCGCGCTGGTCGCACAGTTCGATCTGCTCATGCACTTGAGAAAGCCGCTTACGACTTTGCATTAAATCCGATTCCACAAATCGTCTTGTCATCTAACGGCGTACAACTTCCAAAGGATCGCGTTGCAACACTAATCAACGCTTTCAAGAATAAAGCGTCGAAAGCAGTGACGTTCTTAAATGCCGATATTAAAATGGACACAATTGGATACGATCCTAAGAATCTCCAGATGAATGAGGCGAGACAATATCTCGCTTTGGAACTTTGTCGCGCCATTGGTTTACCGGCTTGGTTTGCATCGGCTGATCCATCCAGCATGACGTACTCCAACGCTGTAAATCAGCGGCGCGACCTTATCGACTTCTCGATTCGTCCGGTGCTTACGATCATCGAGCAAAGACTTTCACTCACGGACTTCACTCCAGCATCACAATATATTCGCTACGACCTAGATGACTTCTTGCGCGGCAATCCTTACGAAAGAGCGCAAGTGTACGAAATTCTAAATCGCATCGGTGCGATGAGTATCGACGAAATAAGAGAAGAAGAGGACATGATCGGATGAAGCTAACAACACCTATGACTATCACCGCGGCTGATTCCGAGTCGCGCACAATCACCGGACGCATCGTGGCATTTGAAGAGCCAGCGAACGCGTCAACCGGCAAAGTGGTATTTGCAAAAGGATCCATCGAACCAAAGAACGTATTTCTAAACCTTGAGCATGACCGTACGCGCAGAATCGGAAAGACGATGGAGATGTCTCTCGACGGAGACGGCGCGATTAATGCAACCTTTAAAATCGCAAACACAACCGCAGGCACAGATGCCCTTGTCGAAGCTATGGACGGACTTCGTGACGGCTTCTCGATTGAATTGGCTGTCGATGACTACGTCCAAGAAAAGAACGGAACTATGCGCGTATTAGCCGGAGAACTTACCGGCGTCGCACTTGTTAGCGAACCAGCCGTCCGATCAGCCCGTGTATCCGAAGTAGCGGCTACAGAAGGCGAACCAGATTCCGAATCCGCACCCGTGGACGAGGATGCAACACCAACACCAACAACAGAAGGAGACGAAGTGGAAAACACCGTCACAAACGCGGACACCGTCGAGACGGTCGAAGCCGCGCAGTCAGTAACAGCGGGAGTTAAATCTGTCGCTTATTCAACACCACGCATCGAGATCACAGCCGCAAAATATCTTGAAAACAAGATCCAAGCTGCTATGGGTAACGAGTCTGCTCGCCAATACATTATGGCCGCAGATAATACGACCGACAATGCAGGTCTGGTGCCTACCCGCCAGCTTGCCGAAGTAATCAATGGGCTATCAACAACCGTCCGTCCATCAATCGATGCGATCTCACGCGGCACACTTCCAGATGCCGGTATGACTTTCGAGATTCCAAAGATTACAGTTGCACCAGCCGTCGGAACAATTGCAGAGGATGGCGAGTTCACAAATACCGACCAAAATTCTGCCTTCGTTTCAGTGGATGTCAAAAAGTTCGCTGGCCAGCAGAAATTCTCAGTAGAGTTGCTGCAAAGAACTTCTCCCGTGTTCTTCAATGAACTTCTCAGCAATATGGTCGCGGCAATGGCTAAGCAGCAAGACACATACACAAATAGCGTCTTGGTCGCCGGTGCAACTGCCGACGGAACAGGAATCGCAACCTACCCAACAGCGGCTGAACTTCTAGCGTTCATCGGTCGCGGTGCTGCAAGCGTTTACGCAGCTACAGCCGGACTTGCAAATCCATTTGCTCGCAATATCTTGGTAAATACTTCACAGTGGTCAAACTTGATGTCACTAAATGATTCAGGTCGTCCGATCTACAACGAAGTAACTCAGCCAATGAACCAACCTGGCCTCGCAACACCTACAAGCCTTCGCGGACGCGTTGCCGGACTTGATCTCTACGTAACTGCTAACACAGCGGCAACAACAGACACCGATGACTCAATCATGATCATCAACCCAGACTCATATACATGGTACGAATCACCTTCGTATCAACTACGAGCTGAGTCAACAGCAGACGGATCCATCACCGTGGGCGTCTACTCATTTGGCGCAGTGGCTACAAAGATCGCGGCTGGCGCGTTCGGCGTAAATAAGTCGTAATCACGACACATTAATCATGAGCCGGCTCGCTCCCGATCCGGCTCAGCAGTAGAAGGGAAGAACTCATGTCGCTAGTCACTCCGTCCGAACTTCGTTCGGTGCTTGGCGTGAGTTCTTCTCTCTACAATGACGCCTATCTGCAAAAAATAATCGACACTAGTGAACTGGTGATCTTGCCACTTCTAGTCTCGTATTCCTCAGCGGTTACAAATCGCCGAATCGCTTCAAACGTTGCAACCCTACTGACCAACACTCCACACAATTACATCGTGGGATCTAGCGTGGTCGTCTCTGGAGTTGACGCTACATTTAACGGCACTTACACCGTTACCGCCGTCGATGGGGAATACCAATTCTCTTACGCAAAGACAAACGCGGACATTAACGCGAACGCCGTAATTCCACACGGAGACACTTATCTTTCAGGCAAGGACGCAGCTACAATCTACGCGTCAAATCCAGCCGTTTACGAAGCCATCATCGTCGTCTCGGTTGAAGTATTCCAATCGATCACAGCTGCCGGTGGTCAAATTGAAGGCGTTGATTTCCAAGTGACTCCGTACAGAATGGGTCGATCACTTCTAAACAGAGTCATCGGGATTCTAGGTAAGTCACTCGATACCGGAGCGATGTTGGCATGACCGCATCATCTATCGCGGTCAACGTTCGAGGCGCTCTTAAGACGGCAATCGCTGGCGTTGCAGCTAATACCTACGACGCAGTACCGGAAGCGCCAATCGTTCCCTTTGCCGCGGTCGTCCCTAATACGCCTTATCTTGAGCCAAACCTAATCGGGACTTCTACACGCGTCAAAGTAAATCTTGTACTCACCATCGGAGTCGCTATGTACTCCAACGCATCGGCGCTCGACAACATCGAGAAGTTGATCATAAGCATTCTGGCGGTTATTCCGTCAGGTTACACGGTGGGATCCGTGTCTAATCCCGTCCCAATGACGATCGGAGCTTCAGAGATTCTGATGTCCGAGATCGAACTCTCAACCCAATACACTCAAACTAATTAGGAGTAATTATGCCAACGACCGTCATCACCGGACGCGATCTAGTATTGACGATCGCTACCGTAAATTACGACGCACAAGCCACATCAGTATCACTTGAAGCCGATCACGTCATCGAAACGTACCAAACTTTAGACGGTCGCGCTTATAAAGCCATAGATGATTCTTGGACTCTCAATGTGGAAATGCTCGCCGATTGGGGCGCAAGCGGTTCCCTTTGTGAATCACTATGGACAGCCACAGAATCCGCACCTAATACAACTCTGGCTGCTTCGATCACCGCAGCAACCGGAGCCGTGTTCGCTTGCAATATCTTGCCAACGTTCCCAAACATCGGCGGTTCAGCACCGGACGCACAGACAGTCTCACTATCCTTTCAAGTAGTGGGAACACCAACCGAAACATTTAGCGCTTAAAGATAGGAAATCGGGAGCATGAAAACAGGAATCACAATCACGTATTTCTCAGGGGACTCGGAGTCGTTCACCGCATCGACACCGGAATTCGTAAAGTGGGAACGAAAGACAGGCTTGAAGGTTACACAACTCGGCGAGAACGTCGGGCTTGATGATCTGCTCTTCTTGGCGTACAACGCTAAAAAGCGCGAGCTTGCCGGACAACCTATAAAGCCTTACGAAGTCTGGTGCGATACGGTGGACGATATTCGATCCGAGGAAGTGGATAGCCCAAAAGTTACGCCGCCGGAAGCCTAAATCGAGTCTTGGTAGAACTCGCAATCGCGACAGGGATACCAATGAAAGAATGGGAAACGGCGGAGCAGATCTACACCGCAATCGAGATATTGGAGAAAAGGAATGGCAAGTAAACAAGGAACCTTTGCCATCCAAGTTGAACCCGCTGCACTCCGTAACTTGATCCAAACTCTTAACTTGTTAGACAAAGAAACCCAAAACCAAGTTCGAGATGCGGCGTATCCGTTGTCTCAACGATTAGCCGGTCAACTCTTTATGTTTAGCCAATCGGCTCCATCACCACAGACGAAGCTAGTAGCCCAATCGATTACTGCTAAACGTGATCGGTTGATCCGAGTCGATGTAGGTGGATCAAAGAAGGTCGGTCGTAAATACGGCGGAGAACAATCAAAGTCTGGCAAAGGCGCAAAGGTGCGGCAACAATCCGCGCCAGCCGGTGCGCTGTTGTGGGGAACCGAGTACGGATCCGGCAAGGGCACAGACTCACTCGGTCGAGCCTATTCGAACCGATTCAAGGCTGCTCGTAATAAGCGCGGATATTGGATTAATCCGGCGGTTGATTACTACACGCCGATCGTTGCAAAAGAGTACATCGATATAATCCAGACGATCATTCGAAAGGTAGGTCTTAACTAATGGCTGGTATTCCAAAGGTCAAGATTACTTTTGACGCGGACTTCGATGAGTTAAAGCGTGGAGTTAAAGGAGCCGAAGCCGAAGTTCAAGGGTTCGGCGATAAAGTCGGCAAGTTTGGAAAGATGGCTGGTGCGGCGTTTGCCGTTGCCGGCGCAGCGGCTCTCGCCTACGGTGCCGTACTTCTAAAGCAAGGCGTGGAGTCTGCGATCGCAGATGAGCAGGCACAGGCAAAACTAGCGACAACGTTACAAAACGTTACCAACGCAACCGATGCCCAAATCGCTGCCGTAGAAAATCAGATTCTGCAGACTTCACTTTTAACCGGACTTACCGATGATCAACTCCGTCCGAGCTTCGAAAGATTTGTCCGAGCCACAAAGGATTCCGACGAAGCTCTCAAACTCCAAAAGGTCGCCGTAGATGTTGCCGCTGGCAGTGGCAAGTCACTCGAAGCCGTAACCAATGCGATGGCTCGCGCAGCCGAAGGCAATACGACGGCGCTCGGTAAATTGGGAGTAGGACTTACAGCGGCACAGCTCAAGACCATGTCGATGGACGAAGTTACAAAATCACTTTCTCAGACTTTTGGTGGTCAAGCTTCTATTCAAGCGGATACGTTTGCCGGCAAGATGGCTCGTCTAAGAGTCGCATTTGATGAAGGTAAAGAGACAATCGGATCCTTTGTCCTAGACGCTTTGACTCCAATGATTAACACCGTCGTAAACACCGTGATTCCAGCGGTTGCCGGATTCATCGATTCCGTTGGTGGCAAAGACGGCTTGACCAACGCTTTCAAGACTTACATCGATTTAATCAAGAATATATTTCAGCCAATACTCGAAGGCTTTAAGTTCGCGTTTGATCAGATAAAAAACGCGGTTATTGCTAACAAAGAGGAATTTACAGCGCTCTTCAAATTCTTAAAAGACTTTGTAGCACCGTTGCTTGGTGGAGTTCTTAAACTTGCGGTAGAAGGAATCGGTATTGCTTTGGGAGTAGTCATCAATGTTGTAGGTAATCTCATTGGCGGCTTCCAGACACTCTTTGGAATCGTAAAGAATGTCGTTGGAGCCATCCAATCGTTGATTAACTTAGTCGCAAGAAATCCGATCGTATCTGGCATCAGCGGCGCAATCAGTTCAGCCTTCGGTGGATTTCGAGCAGCCGGCGGAGCAGTTACTGCTGGGAAGTCGTACGTCGTAGGCGAGCAGGGCGCGGAGATGTTTGTCCCTAGTTCTAATGGCACCATTGTCCCGAACGGTGGCATGGGTAGCACAATCAACGTCACCGTGAACGGCGCGATTGATGCAGAAGGCACGGCAAGAACGATCATCGACGTACTCAACCGATCTAGTTCCAGAGGCACTTTAGGCGCTGGAAAGTTCCAATTCGCATGACGATATTCAATCCGGAATGGAAAGTCACAATTGGATCAATTGAGTACACAGACATAACTTTGTCTGGAGTTACGATGACTTCGGGGCGGACGGATATTTATTCGCAACCCGTCGCCGGATATTGCACTTTAACAATAATCAACCTTGACGAATCGGCTTTTGTATTTGAAGTCAACGACGGCTTGACGCTTCAAATTAAGGACTCGTCTGGAACCTTTATCCCTATCTTTGGCGGCACTCTCACGGATATAGGAATTGAAGTCTCTGCGGCTGGTACGGCTGGAATTACAACGACGGCGACGCTCACAGCTCTAGGCGCGCTTTCAAGACTTCCAAAGGCGCTAACCAATGGAGTGTTGTCGGTTGATCTTGATGGAGTTCAGATCGAGACTATTCTTACCGATCTACTTGTAAATAACTGGACGGAAGTTCCGGCTGCTTTGCAATGGAATGCCTATCCGCCAACGGTCACTTGGGCGAATGCAGAAAATACGGGACTTGGCGAAATCGATTCTGGACTTTATGAATTAGAAAATCGTGGGTCAAGTATTACCGACGTGTATTCTCTTGTATCGGATTTAGCCAATTCCGGCTTTGGTTATTTATACGAGGACGCTTTGGGCAGGATCTCTTATGCCGGAGCCGATCACCGACAGAACTATCTGGCCAATAATGGTTACACGGTTATATCGGCAAATGTAGCTTCGTCGTCTGGAATCCGGACAATTACTCAGTCGGGAGATGTTCGTAACGACATCGCATTGACTTGGAAATCTGGAACGGTTACGGCTTCAGATACCGCTTCAATTGCTCAATTCGGAAAACTATCTCAAAATATCGAAACGACCTTGAATCACTCGGCTGACGCTGTATCTCAGGCAAATCGTTATTTGAGTCTGAGATCCTATCCGCGAGCCAAGTTCGAGTCGATATCCTTTCCCGTAACTTCGCCTGAAATTGACGATGCCACTAGGGACAAGCTCTTAGGCGTATTTATGGGATTACCGCTCAGAATCACGGATCTACCGCTGAATATCTCCAGCGGTCAATTTGAAGGATACGTCGAAGGCTGGACTTGGAGCGTGGGGCTGAACTCGATCTATCTCACGATTAACCTTACGCCTATCGAATTCTCACAAGTTGCCATCGAGTGGCAACAGGTGAGTGTCGCCGAATCTTGGAACACTTTATCAAATACACTTACATGGGAAAACGCAATAGGAGCGGTGGCATAAATGGCAACTACTACAAACTACGGATGGACGACACCCAACGACACCGATTTGGTTAAAGACGGCGCGTCGGCTATCCGCACACTTGGACAATCAATCGATACAACGTTCGCAGAATTAAAGGGCGGTACGTCTGGTCAGATGCTTACAAAGGCATCAAATGCAGATTTGGATCTTGTGTGGGTCACTCCAGAAATTGGTGACATCACATCCATCACAGCTACTAGCCCACTCACGGGCGGCGGCACAACCGGAGCGGTTACAGTTGGAATTCAAGCCGGATCAACTACTCAAAGCGGCGCGGTGCAACTAACCGATTCAACATCAAGCACATCAACTACAACCGCGGCAACACCTAACAGCGTTAAAACGTCTTATGATTTAGCAAATGCGGCTGTTCCAAAATCCATCGTTGACGCAAAGGGTGATCTGATCGCTGCTACGGCGGCGGATACAGTTGCGAGATTAGCCGTTGGAACAAATGGACAAGTTTTAACAGCCGATTCAGCCGAAGCAACGGGCATGAAGTGGAGTACTGGCGCAGCCGGAGCATTGGCTTTGATTCACACAGAAACTCTTTCAGGAGTATCAGCGGTCAATATCGACAGCAAATTTACATCCACTTATGTAAATTACCTTGTGGTAGCAAATATCGAACAGAGCACAAATAACTCCATGACGATTCAATATCGAGCCGCAGGATCGACTATTTCTTCGGGTTACAAAACTACCTTTTGGTATACGGAATACACGTCGAACGCTTGGAACGTAACTTCATCGACTTCAGCGGCACAACTATATGCGGTAAGTTCATCAACAGATCGAGGCTTGCTGAATATTTCTATCGGAGATCCACAGACTTCGGAATTTACAAAGTCTCAGTGTCTCGTAACCGATAACACCTACACCGTCGGATATAACGCCGTATATCCACAGACCACTTCCATCGATGGTCTAAGATTTTCGGTTAATACTGGCAATATGACCGGAACAATCCGAATCTACGGATATCAAAACAGTTAGGGAATGACGATGACACTTACTCAAATTATTCAACAACTAAAAACAAATAACCCAGAACCTTATGGACAGACGAACGGTGTTAAATACAAAATGGAAGGCGATGAATTAGAAGCCTACTATGCGGCATCGGCGCAAGTTATATTGGATCAAAATCAAAGAGAATCTGAAATCGCAACAAAGTCCGCTGAAAAGGCTGCCGTGTTAGATCGTTTAGGTATTACCGCTGAAGAAGCAGCTCTTTTGCTCTCATGACTTATCCAGTCGGTACAGCCGCACACGCAATCGAAATAGCAAAAGTGGAAATTGGCACGATCGAGGAAGGCGACAACCTAACCAAATACGGCAAGTTTACAAAAGCCGACGGGTTGCCGTGGTGCGGTTCTTTCTGCAACTGGGTGCTGGCACAGGCGGGCATAAAGGTTCACTCGGTCGTATCGACCGCGGTGGGTGCGCATAAATTCAAGGAGATTTCTCGGTGGCATGAGATACCGGCTATCGGTGATCTTGCATTCATGGACTTCCCGCACGACGGAGTTGATCGAATTTCTCACGTGGGAATTGTCGTCGGCATCGATGGTAAGACGATCACAACTATCGAAGGCAACACATCCGGAAGCGGCGACCAACGCAACGGCGGCATGGTGATGGTTAAAAATCGCACCGTAGGCAAGGAAGTGGTCGGCTTCGGTCGTCCAAAATATGTCCCCTACAAGGGCGAATATCCAACGATTAAAGTCGAGACTCCGAAACTTTCGATCTTAAAAAAGGAGAAAAAGAAATGAAAGAAATCAAAGGACTAGCTGCATCTTGGGCGCGTTCATTTCTAGCGGCTTCAGTAGCCGTTTACATGGCAGGGATTACGGATCCAAAGGCGATCGCCGGAGCCGGACTAGCTGCGGTGCTACCGGTGGTCTTGCGCTACCTAAATCCTAACGACGCATCTTTCGGGTTAAAGGGGAAGTGACTCGGAAACTACTCTGGGCAACTCTAGCGGCGGGACTTTTGCTAGGGTTGTCCGGTTGTGGTTATCAGGGCTGGACGCGCTATGAGTGCCAAGAATTCGAAAACTGGGATTCGCCTGAGTGCAATCCGCCGCAATGCAAGGCTACCGGAATCTGTACTGAGGACATCTACGGAGAAAATCCCAATGGGTTCACATCAAAAGCGTCTAAGTAACGAGCAACTTAAAGCCCGACTTATCGTATTTATTGGAGTGGCTTTGGCTCTCACGTTCATGTTCTCTGTCGCCGGAATGCTCTACGCTCTAATATTTGTTACTCAACCGCTAGGCGATCAAGCGCCCAACGATCGAGCGTTCATCGAGCTTCTATCCACACTGACGATATTCCTAACCGGTGCGCTTGGATCCGTCTTGGCATCAAACGGACTCAAGGACAAGGCAAAAGACCAAACCGACACGCCCAAAACCACGCCTGATTCTTGACGATGTCGCACCTTTGCTTCACTCTATTCGTAGGGAGCGAAGTTCAGTAGTTCCCGACGGGAGCAAATATGTACACACTAGGAGAAGTCGCCGCTTGGTTGTTATTGGGAGTCTTAATCGGCTTTACGAGCGGTTACACGTTAGGGCTAAAAGAAGGCAAACGAGAAGGCTTTGTTCGCGGCAAGATTGCAGCTCGTAAGAATGCCGAGATCCGCTAGTGGGATTCTTAGACGGTTACGAGACCGTAAATCAAAAAGTGATCAGACTCCATGCCACCTATCCCACCAACCGGATCGAGACTTCGATCGTCGATTGGCAACCAGAAAAGGGCTACATTCTTATCGAGTGCCGGATCTACCGTAACTACGAGGACGAGAAGCCGGCGGCTATTGACTACGCTCACGGCATGGTTGGGGCGTATAACGTCCAAATGAAGCGCTGGTACGTTGAAGACACAGTCAGCAGCGCAATAGGTCGATGCGCGTCCGTGGTACTAGGTACGGAGACGAAACCAAGTCTTGAAAATATGGAGCAGGTTGAGACCATGCCAAAATCGTTCATCGAGGACGATCCGTGGTCGAAACCTTTTGGTGAGGACGGATTTGCCACGGCAAAGTCGGCGATGGATGACATCAAAACAAAACTAGGCGGCGAGATTGTAGCCGAGTCACCGATCTGCGCACACGGTCACATGCTTCTCAAAGAAGGCACATCTCCAAAGACGAACAAGCCCTACCGTGGTCACGTCTGCGTTGAGAAAGTTAAAGCCAACCAATGCAGCCCTATTTGGTACGAAGTCACATCTACGGGCGGATGGGCGGCGAGAAGCTAATGGGCGAATTACAAATCATCAAAATAGACACGGGAGAACGTACGACGATCCAAGTCGATGGCTCGGTCATAAAGGATCAGGTGGAACCACCGAAGCTCGAATGGTGCGACAAGTGCCAAGCGTGGAAGCCGATTGAGTTTGGTCGTTACGATGGCGCTCACGGGTTGACGATGCTCTGGGTTTGCATGGAGTGCAAATGAAAATGAAAATAGCCCATGAGGACGAATGGACGGCTGCAAAGGTTGCCATCGAACGAGTTGAGGAAATCGAAGGTAAACCCGATCACGTCTCTCGTTACAACAAGAATCTGTCTTTCCATGACTATATCTGCGAGATTGCGGAATCGGTTGGAGCCGAGATAGCCGTAGCAAAATACTTCGGTATTCAAGACTTTAACCCGCGAGCGTCACGATTTAAACGCACAGCGGACGTTGGTTCGATCATCGAAGTAAAGTGGACGAAATACGACGCAGGAAGTCTGATCATCTACGACGGCGACCGAAACACGGACATCGCCATCCTAGTTACCGGCAAAAGCCCGAACTACGTCTTAAAGGGTTGGATTCCGGTAGCGATCGCAAAGAATCAAAAGTGGCGCAGACGCGACCAACCTACATATTGGGTCGAGCAATACAACTTGCACCCGATCGAGAACTTGAGAAGGAGCAGTCATGGAGAAGCTACGCTTCCAGTGTCGAGTTGAGAAAATGGTCAAAGATCACGCGGTCTTTAAGAGTGAGATTCCACTAGGCGAAGCAGTCGTCTGGGTTCAATGCCTATCTTGCGGCGTTATGGGAATCAACAAACTGGCGGACGCAAAATAGTGGCGCAGTATGACTACCGGTGCGAAGTCTGTGGCAAAGTCACGACGATCCGGAGATCGATGGAAGACAACTTCGAACGCAACCCGTACTGCGATGGTTGCCTGATTCCAATGATGAGAGTGTGGACGGCTAACCCGATCCACTTTAAAGGTAAAGGTTGGGGCGGATCTAAATGAGCGAATTCTTGGATTTAGGTATTGAGGACAAAATGATCGACGCACAAACGTCGGACGACTACTACACGCCGCCGTTCATATTTGAGGCGCTTGGCGTGGAGTTTGATCTAGATGTCTCGTCTCCACCGGACGGCATTCCGTGGCTACCCGCTAAACGGTTCTACACGATCATCGACGATGGCTTGGTGAGTCCGTGGGAAGGTCGAGTGTGGATGAATCCGCCGTACTCCGACGTAACTCCGTGGGCTAACAAGTTCCGCAAACACAATAACGGAATAGCCCTAGTCCAGATCTCTAAAGCTCGATGGTTTGACGAGATGTGGCAGTGGGCAGACGCGCTTTGTGTGTTGCCTAGTAATCTCAAATTCATCAGCGGGCAAGGCAAGACGGCGGGCATCTTTATGCCGGCGATTTTATGCGCGATGGGTGATGAGAATGTAGAGATACTCAAAGCGTCCGGATTGGGGATAGTTCGATGAGAACCGAAATCAAACACACCTGCGGCTGTGGGAAAACGTGGTCAATCGATAGCGAGCGCGTACTCGTTGCCGTGACGATTCTCCAAGTTACGATCAAGAATCACTCCGAGGATTGCGATGGATCTAATTAAGCGCCCTGTGGATAACCTGTGGACGACACGCAGGCAACCCGTTCGAGTTATCCACATTCTTGCATCGTCCTTGACTAGGTCGGTACGATCCACACTCGCTGGCGAGCCGGTGCGCCGGAAAGCTCGCAGGCGTAGTTTGGTTCTATTGGGCGCGCTTTGTGTTGTAGGCACAACACCAGCGGAAGCCAATACAAATATAGACAACTACAAGCTATACGCACACTCAAGAATCATTAACTACGAGCAATTTCTATGCCTATCTAAGATCATCTACAAAGAGTCACGATGGAACCCAAAAGCCAAGAACGGGAGTCATCACGGATTAGGTCAAATGAGATCCGAGCATTACCGGACTCTTGATCCCTTTCGTCAGATAGATGCCACGATCAAATACATTGAGAAGCGTTATGGTTCGATGTGTAACGCGTGGAGATTCCATGAGAAACGGAACTACTACTGATGACCCTACACTCACAACGTAAAAGCAACTCAACTCAATGGAAGAAGCTACGCCTACGTATACTCTCAAGAGATGGTCGAGAGTGTTACTGGTGCGGCATGGACGCGACTACCGTAGATCACATCATTCCAGTAGCCAAAGGCGGGTCAGATGATCCAGAAAATCTTGTCGCTGCTTGTCGTCGATGTAACTTTTCGAAGCAAGACAAGATGCCAGATGAGTTCGTGTTGAGTAGGGCGGGTCTTTTTTCTAAGGGTGATTCCACCGCCCATCTCTCTC